CACCGAACAAGTAGAAACCCACGGCAGACGCAAAGTTGTTAACGGCAGGAGAGTCTTGCCCCGTAAGCATCATAAAGCTCCACGTACCTAAGACAATAGCCCCGACAGCAGGTCTCATCAAACGTACAATCGCCTCAACCCAAGGGTAAGTGCTGCCGCCAGCACCTGCGTTATTCATCGCTTGAAACATCGCTAAGTCGGTCTGACGCATCTGAGTATATTCAGCAACATTTGTGGGCTTGTATACGTCTGTCTGAATAAAGCGCCCAATCAAGGACTTACCGAGATCGACGGCAAGCGGCCCAAGCGCAGCAAGTAGAGTAATCGGGTCCATTAAAACCTCACATTTTTAAACCAAGCCACCACGGACTGAAACCACGCAACAACTTGCGCCCACTTTGCTTTTAAGTATGTAATCATTTGTCCACCTTGCTATCAAGTTTCTCGTACAAGCGATCAAGCAACAGCTCAATGCGGTCAAAACGCTTATCCATTTCGGTCTTGAGCGTGTCAATCTCTGATTTCTTGACATAGGCGTCGCTAACGTGCAAACGTAAATCACCAATTTCTTTTTTAAGTTCTTTGACTGAATCCCATAATTGACGGGCAAACCAGCCGCCAACGCCGAGCGCTGCTGCGCCAACTAAATTGATAATAAATTGAAAATCCATTACGACTCCAGCGCTGCAAGTCTGGTTTCCATTGCAGAAATTATAGATTGCTGCTCTTGTATTGCTGCCGTAAGGGTAGCCACGAGGAACGATGTATCTACACCTTGATACTTAGGATTTCCATCAGCGTCAACAGCGTCTTTTGCACCAGTCACGCAATCAGGTACTACGGCTTGTAACTCATGCGCTATAAAACCCTGACCGTCAGAACCGTCTGCTTTCCATTTGTAGGTGACGGGCTTGAGTTGTGCAACTTTAGCCAATGCGCCCGTCATAGGCGCTACGCTTTCTTTTAGGCGGTAATCAGAAATAGACAAATATGATGCTGTAGAACCAGCAATTGAGATTTGACCAACTAACGAAGTAAATCCGTTGTTGTAAAACAAAGCACCGTTATACGCAGCAGTTCCGCTTACGTTTCCTGCAACTATTGCTGTAGCAGCATCGTCACTTTGTACGTTAAATCTGCCAATTGCGCTGGTTACTTTTATTGAGACATTCCCAGACGCATCAATTCTCATGCGTTCTGCAAAGTTTGTGTAAAACAGCGTCGGCGCAGTTGTGCTGTCATTCCAAACGCAACGAGCATACGCAGCAGTTGAACCGTAATTTGAACCAGTAGAGTTATCAATGGCTAATTGAAAACTTCCACCAGTGTTGTTTACTTGAAATTTTGAAAAGTTTGTGCCTGGAGACGTTACGCTTACAGTCCCAGTTGTTGCTTGAACATCTAAAGTATAAGCTGGCGTTGCTGTGCCAATTCCTATCAGGCCAGCCGCACTAATACGCATACGCTCATCAGCAGTTGTAAAATTACCAGCAGACGCTGTATTGTTGTTATAAAAACAAATTGCCCCAACACCAAAAGCACTATCACGCACAAGACCTATACCAGCTTTTGTTGATGTTGTTTCGGACGCTGCACTAGAGGACACATTAAAACCAATAGCTGCTACACCTGTGCCAGCATTATCATTACGAACTACAGATTCAATTTGCAAATTATTTGCCGCTACATACACTTCAAGTTTTTGACTTGGCGAAATTGTGTTAATACCTACATTGCCACCATCTGTAATTCGCATCCTTTCTGAGCCACCTGCCTGACAAAACACTCCGTCAGGTGTTGCAGTGCCGTCCGAAGCGCCAAAGTAAAACGATCCCCCTGTTGAGACATACCGAGCACCAACAGCAAACGGTTCTGAAGCAGCAGAAAAGAAACTGCGCCCCCCAACCACATTAAGTTTTCCTGTTAGCGAAACCGTACCAATACCTACACTTCCACTAGCATCTTTATAAAATTGACCTGAGCCAAGGTTTACAACACCAGTGCCACCAGTAAAAGTGCCTGTGTACTCTAGGTTGACAAATCTACCGTTGATAATACCGTCTTGAATTTGAGCCAATCTGACAGCATCGTTTGAGCTTGTCGCTGCACCCAATCCGGTAATCTTGAAATTACTCATCGGAATGTTTGCAGTGACGTTGGTTTGACCGTCCTTCGTGATTGTGTTTGTCAACCCACTTGCCAAATCAGTGGTCAGCGCATTGAAAGCCGTTGAGGTGATGGTAGTGCCAGAAACAACAGGTTGTCCCGGTGTGTTGATTAAAAATACGCCATTTCCGTTGAAACTCATAATTACCTCTGTTCTTCAGTCTGTTGTTGACCTAGTTTAGTTGCAAGCATACGCAATGTGTAAGGGTCTATTGGTGACTTGCCTGTATAAGATTTCAGCGCTTCTGCTAGTTTTTCACCTGCTCCAGCAGCTTTGCCGCCGTAATAAGATGTTAAACCAACTATACGAGGCGAACTTGCAGCGGCTGTTGCTGCAATAACAGGCCATAACGCAGGATTAGACAATGCAGCAACAATTCCACCACCAGCGGCATACGGAGCTATTGAGCCTTGTATGCCTCTTGCTGTTGGCGCATTAAATACTTGTCCAGCAAGCATTGGAAATAACGTATCTGCACCAGCGCCTTCTAAAATTTTGGCTTTTTCTAATCTGCTTCCATAATTTGTATTTACATTGTTTCTAAAAATAGATTGCAATTTACGCAAAGTTAAATCACTAGCTGCTCTATCGTTTGAAACCAATGATTTAGCCAAATCTTTTAATGTATCGCTTGCTTCTAAGTAATCTTTCATTACTTTTCCGTAAGCAGGCGCTTGTTTAACAATATCTTTTTTAATTGCGTTATAAACGTCTGAAATTGCTTTGTATTCAGTTGTGCCGGGTTTATATTTTTCTAAAACACCTCCAACAGCTTGTTTTAAATTATCAAACCCTTCCGGTGTGTGGTATTTCTTTGCAGGACGAGATTTCCAATCTTTAATTATTTCAGAAACATCTTCTAATGCTTTTGCGGCTTCTGGATTTTTTAAAGCATTTTTAAAATAAGCGTATTTATCAGCATCGGCTATCGCTTGGTCAATTTTTGTAAAATCTAAAACAGTTTTATCTGTTTTAATGTTTGCCATTCCAGTATTGTATTCAGCAGAGCGAGCTTTTCTTAATTCATCAACAGCTTCTCGTGCAACTTGGACAGCATCCGTTGCAGGCGCTTTACCTGTTGTTTGGTCTAAAAATGCTTGTGCTTTTTCAGTTCCCCTTGCAGCATCAGTAATGCTTTCCCGCCCTGTAGTTGCTGCTTGTCGAATTGCGCTTGGACTTGTTCCAGACAATCCAGCAACGGCTGGAGTAGCTAACGCTTCTGCTAATTGCAAGGGCTTTGTTATTGCTTTTGCTGCAAGATTAAAAGGATCAATTGCACGACCTGCCGTAACTGCAAGCTCACCAGCACGAGCAATTCCTGGCACTTTTGCTGCAACAGAGCCACCGCCAGTCAACAAAATTGACATATCGGCAATTACACTAACAGGGTCTGATGCAAGCGCTTGCTTAAAACCTTCTATTGAACCGTATTTCTTAGCATATTCGCCGCCATAAGCGTTTGCCATTTGAACGGCTTGGTCAATTTGACCAGGTTCTTTCGCAATTGACGTAATAAATTTTTGAATAAATTCTGGTGTAATGTTTTTTAATCCACCTGCCGCTACCATGCCAATGTCTTTGACAGTTTGAACAGGATTTGTGACTGCTTCATAAAATTCTTTACCAAACTTCATTGCGCTAGAAGGCAAATTACTAGCTGAAGTTGCTAGTGTGGTCTGCCAATCCATAGGCTTTTGTTCCGCAGGCGCTGCAACAGGCTGACCTTGGCTCAAAGACATTAACTGTTCGTTGCTCATGCCTTGAAGCCCTTGCGAGCTTCCTGTAGGCGCTGCGCTTGGCGGTCTACCAGCTAAGTTTAATAATTCGTCGTTACTTAACCCGCCCAAACCTTTTGATGCAACTGGGTTTGCGTCTGAAGTTGAAGCGTTTGCCATCATGTTGTTTGGGTTTAATCTGTTCATCACAAACTCATTTGATTGGCGAGGCTGTGGGTACGGGCTTGACGGAAGGCTTGCCCAGATAGGGCCTGACTTCTTCACAGCAGATTCCCAATTCCCCGCTAAAACATCCGGCAAAATGCCTCGTTCACGCAATAAATTTATAGCCGCTAAGTCTTGGCTTTGTGGCCCAAAGTCAGGTAATCCTAACTTCTTTGCTTGCTCGTCCCAAGTGTTTGACAAAAACTGGTAACGACCTGCTGCCGTTGTTTTGTTTGGTCTGCCAGTTGTCTCAGTAAAGTCAAATAGTTGTCTAGGATGGTCAGACAATGATTCAACTTTGCCGCCACCAAACAGCGTGTTATAGCCGTATTTATCTGTACCCTCAGCAGAACCAATCATGCCCAAAAAACTACGAACATTTGGGTTTTCTAAATACGGGAACAGTTGATCTACTGGCGAACCCGACTGAGGAGTAACTAATTCAGACATTATCGTGTCAATCCTCTGCGTTTTAATTCAGCCTCAATTTCTGATCTGCTGTAAACATTGTTTAATTCAATAGGTTTTAGACCTAAATCTTTAGCAATGTTTGGCGCAATGTCAGGCAAGCGTTTGTTCCATTTAGCAACAGCCGCAGCAGATACCAGTTTTTGAATCCTTGCAAACTCTTGAAGTGTTTTAGGATTAAGTTCAATAGAGCCGCCTTCAATTCTTTCAAGAAAAATTCTATCTTGATCGGTGAATCCTTGCCCTGTGCCAAGACCTGATGCTTTGACGTTTCCAAGAACATTTCGACCAAGTTGAGAAAGAAGAACTTCAGTGTTTTTAATTATTTCGTTGTTGTCTGCGCCTGCAACATTCAATGCTCTAGCTAGTTTTAATTTAATTTCAGCAGCCGTTCCTGTTATAGCGCCAGCATTAACTAAGTCAATAATAGAATTTGCTCTATCTATGTTAGTTTGTGCGTTAGAAGCAGTATTGAATATTTCTTGATCTCGTTGTACCGCAGAAGCAGCAGCACCTTCAGCATATTTAACTTTTCCTGCTTTGCTTGTGTCAAGATCAGACGCTCCCGCTATTTCTTGGCGAGTAAACTTTCCGCTAGGCCCTTGTACATCAACGTAGCCTTCTTTACTAGGCCCAGAAAAGACAACCTTACCGCTATTATCAATTGCAAGATTACCCACCGCAGTAAGTCTTTTTTGCAATGCTGCTTGCACATAGGCTTGAGGGCCAATGGTTTTCATTAGCGCAACGTCTTTCATTGGATCGCCAGTTACTGAAGGCAATGTTGGCTGACCAATTGATGCACGACCAGTTTGAGGAACACCTACTACTGGCATTTGTGGCGCACCTTGTGGAGCACCTTGAGGCGCAACTTGAGGCATAGAAGGCACACCACCTTGACCAGACAACGCATTAGCGTATTGAACAGGACTAACTGGCGGCAAGTTTTGCGTTGCTCCGGACGGGCCAATTGGGAATGACTCAGCAGGTGGCATTTGAACCGCAGGTTGGGCAGGCACTTGAACTGGCGCTGTTTGCATAGGCGCAGCAACAGGCTGATTAAGCTGTTGTGTTGCAGGTTTTGTTGTTGGTATGTCTCGCTTTTCTGGCAAATTAACACCAACAAGTCCCATCATGTCACGGTAACGATTATAATCAATGTCTTTTCGTGATTCATCTGATTCTTCTAATTGCCTTGATCCTGCGTACATTTGCAGAACTTTTGCAATGCTTTGCAATGGAGAAATAGGCGCTTGAATACCTTGGTAACTGTTAATTTCCAAAGGTTGCAACGCTTGTTGTTGCATCATCATTGCCATGCGTTCTCGACGCTGGAGAGCTTGAGTATCTAATGCGTATGGATCGTAAGCCATGATTTAACCTGTATATTCGTTTGCTGTTACGGCTGGCCCGACAGCGTTTACTCTGTCAAACATACCGCCCATTGGTTGCTGCGCTGCGCCTTGCATTTGTTTGTTACGCATATACATCTGCATCATTGCAGGGATGTCTTGCATTGGATTCTGCGTTTGCGGCATCTGCGGCTGCTGCATCTGCTCTACTTGCTGCTGTTGCAATACCTGCGCCATACGCTGCTGTGGGCTTAAATTAACGTATTGGTTATTCATCGCAGTCCTTAATTAACTGAAAAACAGGCAACACAGCAGATTTCAATTTTTCCATACTTATTTTATATTCTTCGTACAGTTTTGGGTGCTTTTCTTTAGTATAAGCAACCCTGTCTGCGGAATGATTTAAATAAGCAGTGCAGTCATAACAATCTAAACTTGAATGCTCAATAGCGTAATGTTCTGGCAATTCGCCTTGCGTTCTTAGAAATGCAAAAACTTGCTCTTTTGACCACGTTTCAATCGGTTGTATAAACATAATTCCATCAACAATAGAGCCGTGTTTTGCCGTACTTTTGTGACTTTCATCAAGTCGCTGACCACGAATCATTTGAGTAATGCCACGCTTTTTTGCAGCTTCCATTAAAGGCTTTGCTTTGTTTTCGTAACAACAATTAAGATAGCTTTGCACCATTACAGGCTTTTTACCCGTTAATTGCATTCCATCAAAAGTGTTGTCTACCGGAACAATGTCGCTTGGCAAGCCAAACGCTGCAATTTGCCCTTTTTGGTCTGACATTACTTCAATAAACTCTACTGCTTCACTTTTAATCTTGTTTACTAAATCAACCGTTTCTGGATACGCTTTGCCAGTATTTGCCCAAAAAACTATTGGATTTTGGTCTTTATACAAATACCAACAAGCAAGCGAATCCTTACCACCAGAAAAAGCTAGTCCAAGCATTAGTACATTGCTGCTGCAAGTGCAAGAGAGCCAATTCCTTGAGTTGTTGCGTTTGCACCAGCTTGTTGAACACCGTAAGCCTGCATATCCGCAGCACCTTGTGCTTGAGTTGCGCCAAATGTAGGAGGAGGAGTTACTTGTGAACCTTGGTATCCTGCAAACTGAGGAAGTTGAATTTGTGATCCACCCATCAAACCAATAATCTCGTTTAATGGTTGACCACGCAAAGTTAAATCTTGCGCTAATTGCTGTTGTTGCGCTGTGTTTCCAAATTGCGCTCTTGACAGCCCTTGGCTATAGTCTTGACCTAAAGCCATGTTGTAAAGCCCTGCATTGCTCATTAACTCGTTGTAACCTTGCTGACGAGCAGACATATCTAAATTGATGCCTTGCAAAGCAGCTTGGTTGTACAAGTCGTTTTTGCTCATTTCACGGTTACGGAAAGCTGCGTTATACGCCTCAGTGCCTGGTGCTAGACCTTGGTTTGCCAATGCTTGCTTAAACGATGTGTCACCTTGATCCATCGTGGGTTGCAATCTTTGCAAGATTAAGTCTTGCGCTCTTGTGCCAGCATTGATCGGCATCGCAGCCAAATTACTTGTGTCTAAGGTGTTTTGCGCTCGACCATAATCAGCAAACTCTTTCTGAATATTTGTCGATGTTGGCACAAATGGCGTTGAAAGTATGTTTGAAGCGTTGCTTATGCCTTGCTCACCAAGTCCTGCTAAAGCGTACTGAACTCGTTGTTGAGCTTCTAAGGTTTTTTGTGCTTCTGGGGTTAATGTCTGAGTAACCGTAGGAACACCGCCGCCTTTCATGTAATCAGCTCGATTTGGTGCAGCACCAGCGTCTCTTAATGCTTCTCTGTATGCTTGATTATTAAATTCTATAGAAGAACCACCCCTACCACTATCGCTTTCCCCGCCACTACCCCCGTAATTAACAGTGTCATAGAACTTGTTTCTATCTACTTTGGTGTTGTAATTAGAAAACGCCGTGTTATAGCCAGCCTCATCAAAAGTAGGATCACTGTAAGACACCGTTTGTGTGCCAAATGGCGTATACATATTAGGGTTGCTTAACACTGCTCCTTGTTGAGCAGCCGTTAAGTTTTGCCGACCTTGCTCTTTAGCCGCACCTACATAATCTGGTGTTGGTGGTGGAGAAACTGACTTACCCATAATTTACCCCTAAGAATCGGCAATCTTTTCGTGCCAATGTCATAAATATAATGTCACCGTCTGGTGAACCGTCTTTAATTCGTGCTTCTTCTTCAAAACCCATGTTATGTACTAATTTTATGCTTTTTTGGTTATTTTCGGACACAGGAACAACGATTTTTTCAACATTTAAAACATTAAAAGGATAGTCAAAAATTGCTTTTAAATACGATTTTGTAAGCCTACCTTCTATTGCTATATGACAAAAAACCGTTCGTTTGTTCCAGTTTTCGTAGATAACACCCGCAATTGTTTTAGCGTCTTTCTGTAAACCAATAGCGCTGGACTGTTCTGCAAAATAGGCGCTTTTTGTCTTTTCAGCCACCCAATTACCAATCTCTGCGCCTTGTGCTATATGCCAGCCCAGCCTTGTTGGTAAACAATGTCCGTCGATGCCCAAAGTATTGTCACCCCTTGTGATGCGGATTTAAATTGTGTTGATCCGCAATATCCAATCCCTGTGATGCCTTGCCAATTGTTGTTGATGACGTTTGCAGAACCCCATGTGGATTGATCCCACAGACTTGTATTCCAAATCGCCGCACTTGTTGGCGTGAATTGCACTGCCGACGTATTATCTTCTAAATTAAAGTCTACGTTCATGCCAATCGCAACGGTTGGTGCGCCAGTAGTAAAAATGCTTGTCCTAGCCCTAGTGAAATACTTTTTTACGCCTCTGCTTTCAAAGTAATTAAAAGCCTGTTGTGCAATGGCGTTGATGTTTGCGCCATCGTCTGCATAAGATTCGTCCCATGCGTGTCCAACAAAGCCATTACCACCAAAATAAGGTTCGTTGTTATAGATTTCCCAACAATTTGCCGTCCAATTGGTAAAGTTACACCACGCTTTTGTGATGTTATTCATTACATATTGCTGCTGCAATCCTAAGCCAAACGGGATATTGACAGTCAAAGCGTTGTGCGTTGGGTCAAAAATCATTTGCCACCCGAAGTCATTGCCATACACTTGAGTCGCAGCAGCAAACGCACCTTGGATTTTGTCAGACAGCGCAATTCTTGGGTCTAAGCGTGATGACTGGAGACTTGCAGCAAGAGGGTAAACGCCGTTGTATGTCAAAACGACAATATCGCCGCCGTACTTAATCAAACAACGCTTGCCAACTGGCTTACCTGTGCGCCAAACGCCTATTAACGCCCAAGTAGCAGTAGTTGAAGGGTCTGTGCCAGCATAAACAATAACTTCGCCGTTAGACGTTATAAACACAAGGTTATCGTCTACGCCGTATCCTGCGTCGATTGTCCATGTGCCAACAGCAACCAAATAGCCACCAAGCTGCGCTACCGAACTCATGTCGATATAGGCAGCTGCGCCCTGAATTGAGAGAGTTGGCAAATACCACGCCTTTAGTGTCTCTTTCTGGGTAAACCATACTTGGTTTTTAAAAATCGTAATGTTGTTAAAGGTTGTATCGTCAACGCCTGTGATCGTTGGATTGAACCATGTAGCGCCATCATAAAGCAAAGGATTATCTACACCGTTGACGGCATATATATAGCCACCAGCAGGCGTTGTGACGTTTGTGTATTCCCACTGAGCGTTTGACAGACCTGTGTGAACTGGTGCGCCAACTACGCCGCCAAGCGTTACGTCATAGATTTCAGTGTCAACACAAGCAAACAATTCGTTTGTTTCACCAGACGAGTAACCAAGCAATGTTTCCACTTCGCCTGGCAACCCTGTCGCATACTTTGTAAAGCCTGGTCGAAGTATGACGTTGTTTACCGACGGGAATAAGTTGGTTAGCTGAACAGCGTCTAGCGTATCCATGTTTGCAATCGAATCACGCACGTTCCACCCACCGATAGGCGAGGGAAGCGACGCAACCCTAGCTGCGGTTTGCTGGACTAATTGATTGATGCCTCTGCGTGTTGCCATGTTTAGTTCGGGCCATAACCAGTGTCAGGAATGTTGTCGTATCCGATGAGGACAGTTCCAAGTCTTGGAGCAAACGACAGGTTAGCAGAGCTTGTATCTTGCGCTAGTATAGTCTCTAGTTCAGTCATGTAGTTGCGATACATTGCTGTTGTATCAAAGCCCTTAGCTTCAAAATACTTCAGTTTTGTAGACAACACCATCAACCGATCAGGGTAAATGCAAGTGTCTAAATCGTTAGTAAACGAGTTCTTTGGAGTTGAGTCAGCAGCTTCTGCCCATGCTTGTGAGCGGTACTCGTAACCTAGCAGCTCATTAGTGGAAACGCCAGGCCAAATCTGGAATGTGTTGCCTAGCAAACGCCACCGGATACGAGGGCCAGTCGAGATAAACCCAGACAAGAGCCAAGCCCATTGCTGTGCGTCGGTAGGGCCTAACATCTCCCAATGCTTGCTGCGATCCCAATGAGTACGAGGAACTGTCGCATCATAGTCAGCAGGTAGCGGATACTGTACTTTCATAAAGCACAAATCAGCACCGACATACGTTCCCGTTGCTGGTTGATCAACTGTTACCTGAGTTGCAGAATCAACGCTTACGATGTAGACAGCGTTTCCAAGACCGTTACCTGTAACCTGATACGTCGTATCAAATCCAGCGGTGCTTGGGATGTTTGTAATTGTGTAGGTATTGATGAGGACATCACCAGTTGTGTTGGTAAAGTCTGTCGTAAACAAATGCTGCTTAGTCAGCCTGCGCCAATCGCCTTTCTTTAGCAATTCATAGCCCGATGCGTTCATCAGAGCTAAAATTTGGATAACGTCTTGACTAGTGTTACCCGCTACAGAAGTTGGAGTTGATACGCCTAGCTCGTTTGTCACTTGCGTGACTAGCTCTAACATTGTTGATGACATTTACGCCTCTTTTTTTGGTCGGCCTACTTTCTTCTCAGCCATAAAATCAGCCATTTGTTGCTTGAGTTCAGCAAGTTCACGTTTGGTGCTGTCAATTTCAGACTGGTTAGAAGATTGATTTTTTATTTGCAAATAGCGTCGTGCCATTTCTCGCAAACCTACTGCACCCATACCAATTCGTTGCAACTGACCATCTGACGCTGTGGCTACTTGCTCAACAGTTTGAAATTTAAAGATTTGCAGCTCTGCTAGTTGCATATCATTTAATTCGTCAGGCTTGTCTTTGTGCCAAATTGATAACGGTACGCCTACAACTTCCGCATCATTGTTTTGCATTTGAAAATGCAACCATTGGCGTGGAAATCGTCTTTTATGTGAATCTTTAACTGGTGTTTCAATAACATTTGTTTTGTCGCCTGGGACAATAATCCGCACAAATGGCTTTTCTTTATGTGGCTCTTTATCAAAATAATAAAATTCAACGTGAAGTTTGCTGTCTGCATTACTAACGTCGGAATCTAACAATTTTACTCTCCTGTGGGGAAATAAAAAGAGAGCAGAGTTTCCCCTGCCCTCTTGCACTCTTTAAACTGATGCCTTACTAAACCAAGCAACATCGCCTGTGACAAGTGCTATGGCAGGACTTAGGTAAGAACCGCCAGAAGCTGTAACTAGAAATGTTGTAGCGTTTACCGAACAATCTGCGTCGGAAGCACCAATACTTGCGTTGGCTTGCGCCAAAACGTAAAGCCTACCATCCGAACCAAACACTTGCAGACCGAGTGGCCCGTCGGTAGGGATTGCAACCCCTGCCGAGTTTAGGTTAGTTGTTGAGGTGCTTGTTAAAGTAGCACCAATGACGGGCGAGACTGAATATGCCATGATTATGCTCCTTTAAGCAATGAGGACACCGCAGAATTGAGGGCCTGAACTTGTCATATTTCCACTCCACCCAATTAAACGAACAATCGCATCTTGGTTGACAGCTTGACGCTCTCCACCAATCGGCACGAAGTTACGATCAACGTGTGGACGGAACATAATGTACTTAGTGTTCAGGAAAAACATATGGTCAGTCGTTGCATCGTTACCGATACCACCGTCCAACACAACGTCAGAACTCATGCCAGCGCCGTAATATTTTAGGCTTGCAAAACCAGAACCTGCGCTGGAATTGCCACCGTCAGTAATACGTTGGATTGCTTGCAATGACTGCAAATACAATTTGTAATAATTGTTATCGCAGACAATCAGATCAGGCTTGTCAGTACCACGGATTAGCTGCACAGCAACCGCATCCATGTACTCTTGGATGTTTGCTGAAGTGACCGCTGCACCGCCATCGTTTAGACCCGAATAAGCAACTGAACGCCAGAACGAGAAAGTTGCACGGTTAATGCCACCATACGTTCCTGTGTTCGGCACATCTGGCACTGCGGCTGCCAACCCGGTCAGGTTTTTCCCGGAGTTCCCCGTACCATCGCCATAAATATCTGTCGAAATACGGTTCGCCAACTGAGCTTCAGCTACTTGCATCCGACCATCGAGCAAGTCGATGATTGCTTCTTTACCGCTGTTTTGAATCATTTCCAAACCAGAGATAGAGACCGCAGCTGCGTATTGAGTAATTGAGAACTGAGCCGCCGAAATTGGCGAGTTTTGCGACACGTTCAACACTTCATAGCCAGAATAGCTATTAGTATTGTCAGTAGCCGAATCCGTGTACATAACTTCCTGGAGGATTACGTTACCACCTGAGAAAGTTTTTACGTTGCCACGTTCTTTGAGGCGACGTAATAGGGCGTTGTTATTTGTTACGTTATCGGCAAGCTCACCAGTGCGGCTTTGGATGTTAGTCGCAATGATGTCCGAAATTGAGCTATTGGCAAATGCCATAGTAATCTCCAATTAGGTTATCAAAAGCGTTCATTAAGTCCGTCAAACTGTTCGGACAGTAAAGAACGTCTATCTTGCGCTTTGGTAGCCGTGTTGACTCCGGGTGTAGAGCTTCTAACGCTGACCGCTGCCGCCCGAGCAGCTTTCGCCGCTTTATTAGCCGATTCTCGCTTAGCTGCTTCAGCTTGACTTTGTGTGCTTTGCTGAACCTTGCCAGACAAAGATTCGTCTAGGCGTAATGCTTTGTTATATGCTTCTTCCAAGTTTTGCGCCATTCCTGAGTTCAGGAGCTGGATCATTGTCGGACGAGCATCTTCAAAAAACTGAGCCTTTTCTGCAAAAGTATTGATTTCGCCTAAAAGAGCTTGGTTTTGTGCTGCTTCTTGCTGCTGTTTCCATCCCATTACTTCATTACGGACGCTATAAAGCTCGTTTTGAAGCATTGAAACGGTAGGATCAACAGGCTGTTGTTGCAGATTGTTGATTTCATTTAAATTTACACCATATTGCTGAGAAAGGGTAGAAAACATTTGCGCTTTCTGCTGCGGTGTTCCGTGACGCAGAACATTGTCTGCATTCATTAACGCTTGAATCGCTTGTGGGGGCGCAATTCCTAGCGTTTTTAGATTGTTTTGGTAAGGTTCAATTGCTTGCTGAATTTGGTCTGCAAATTGAGCTTTAGAAAGCAAGGGTTCTACACCCTTTTTCATTTCTTCTTCACGTTGCCAAGCGTATTCTTTTAGCTTTGGATCAGCCGTTTGCCAGACCTCGTGGTAATCCTTCTTCCACGATGCAGGTGGACGATCCCAAACTGGCGGCTCTGGCGCAGGCTCAGTAAGCGCAGCAGGTGCAACATCCGCTACAATTGGCGCTTCTTCAGCAGCATCAAATTGCTGCATCAATAATTCTTTACGGTCTAGCTGTTCGTCGCTCATAAATACTCCCTCAAGTAAATTTTCGGCGTAATTGGGTCAAAACTTGCTGGGCTTCTTTGTGCGTCATGTTGCCAAGTTGTTGACGCAGCACCTCTTTGCGGTTGTCCTGAGAAATTGGCGTGTATTTTGTTTCCATCTTCTCGTTACCAACCTCAATACACCCATGAGCTTGCAAATGCTCACGATGCCTTGACCTGCTCGTAATCAGTGAACCGTCAATCATGCTTTGGTACGGTTGAATGTCTGGCATCACAAATGGCCCGTACAGTTTGTCCAAATGCTCATCCGAACCCTTTTCGACCAATTTGCCATCTACATAAACATAAGTCTTTCTCATAACAGAGCTAGAACCTCCTCATCGTCCATCTCAATATAAGCGTCATATATTTGCTGAACCTTAACCAAATCAGCCATCAACGCATCAAAGTCAATCTGATTAACAAAATCTATCGACTTTAGTTCGCTTATTGTAGCTTCCTTAATGTAGGGTGCGGCTATTTCTTCAGCGACTAGGGGTTTACCCTCAACAATGTGCTCAAACAGGGCAATAATCTCGTCCCTGCGCTGTTTTTGCTTTGCGGCTTCTTTTTTGCGTTTTTTCGGGCCGCCATCATGCATATCAATAATGATTATCGGCGTGACAAAACCCGTAAACGAACCAGAATCGTTTTCGTCAGTAGCGCTTAAAACACCAGTGACAACTAGTGTCTGGAAGGCATTAGGCTGAAACGCATTTGTCTGGAAAGCTGCTGTCATTGTTTAGCCAGTAATTTAAACTTGCTCGGTTTCTTCTTTTGGCGTTGCTGCTTGCTGTATTGCTTGAACCATTTGGAAAACCTCTCCGTATGGGCGGCTGCCCAGATAGCCAAGGATTGCGTTTGCAAGTTCGACAGAGATAGTGATTTCTTTCATTATGCTACCCAAGGAAGTGGTGGATTTACAACGGTCGGATTTACTTGACTTTCGATCTGCTGCTCAATGTTAG